CAAAGTTTTGACACATGCATCAGCGTCAAAAATTTTAAAACCTTTAACAGAAAAGTTCAAATCAGTGGTGCTACACAATCCTAGAGACACCACCATGCACATGAGTTTCATAATCTGTGCAGTTAATCCATTATCGATAATCAAAGACCAATTTTGGACGAGATCAGAAAACAAATTTAGCCAAGCTGGTTTGTCACCAACTGTGCCAGAATGTGCATCAAATGCGCTGGTATATTCTCGTGCACGTTTATGTCTGTCATCATACTCAATGTCGTGAAACAATTCTGAGCAATATTCGTAAACAGAACGTGCTACTGAGAAATTTGTTCGAGCTTTGACATACAAGAATACAATAGATAAAAATTGAGTTAAAGAGGCACACCCCTTACATGCTACTAATAAAGCAACAATGTCTTCAATTTCATCGAGTAAAAAGCTTGGTACATCAAAATTTCCAGCTACAAGTTGGGCTAAGCCCATGTGTGGTGTGAAATTTTTCCTTTTCTTACCACGTTTATGATGATCTTTGGCTTGAAATTTCTGCCTAAACGCAGTTTTAATATCTTCTGCGTATTTAAAATCATCTGGACCCCATAGTTTGCGATCAAATTTCTCTGCATCTTTGGGGTCAATTTTGGGTGTTTTTGAACTCATTTGTGGTCTGTATGACACAAAACCACATGAATTTCTTAAATTTGAGTAAAAACGAGTCAGGCGCATGTTCTGCACCTTATGTTTCAACTCAACAAAAACTTCTGCCATAAACTCTCTGTGAATCATATTATCGAGGTCGGCAAAAACCTCTTCATATTCGTTGACTTGGTCAATCATATTTTGCATAACGTCAAGATCGTAATCAAGTGGCGCTAAGCTTTCAGGCTCAGTTCCTACTGAGCTCAAATCAATTTCGGACAGTCCAATGGACTGCTCATCAATGTCGTGTAAAAAGTTCATGGTCAAATTGGAATAGTAAACGTACTACCCCAACTCAACCACAAACCCAAAAAAGGGAATGTGGATGAAGTTAGGATCCCCCTCAACCTAATAACAATCATAGTACACTGGGTTCGAAACCAGTAACTCATGCTTTGAGTATCGAGACCAACTCCCTATGCAAGCACAGGGCATATGGTGAGAGGGCGGCGGTGTACACGCCTGGTCAGGTATTCGAATTGTTCCGAACTATCGTCTAGTCGGTTCTAGCCCCATAAAGACCGTGCAGGAGTGATTCAACCTGCTTCACATATAGAAAGTTACTCCAAGGAGGAATATGCTAGTGACTATAAAAGTTTAGTTATCCTCTTCACTATCGCAGTGAACTATCGACTCAAAAGAGTCTGAATCATGCTGTCAATTAAGACGCAAGGTATTGCTCGTAGGCAAACCTTTTCAGGGTGTATTGTTTGAATAGGTACAATAGAAAACCATAAAAATACTACATATACTATAACCGTGTGTTGTAGCAGTACACGGCCCAAAAATTTGGGAAAACA